CCTTGCCCCCATTATACAAAGGTTAAAAACCATTGCAAGCACTATTTATTTAGTGTTGCATAAATACAACAAACCAAAATAAGGTGGCCAATAGCTAAAAGAATGAATGCCTTTTAAACGCATTTTGTGGTGGTTCTCGCTTGTTTTGGTGTTTATTGATAGGATAGCATTGACCCCCATGTGGATAACTCGTGCAATCTGTGGATAAAATCAGTAAATCTGTGGACGAAATCTGTGTATAATTTGTGGATAAAAAACAATGGGTTGTGGATAAGTTTTGCAGTCTTTTTAGTATTGATAAGTTTTGCTTATGGAATTGATAAGTTTACCTTATGTGTACCACATCGCATATTTTTACAACTGCCTAATAATTAAGCAACTATTCAAATGCTTTACAACTGCTTAAAATTTAATCACATGTTCAGTATGTATATATAACTATATCGTTATATAACTATGCAGTTATACTCTCTCGCTTGTGGATAACTCTGTGGATAGATTGTGGATAAGTTAGGTGTGCCTGTGGATAACTTTTAGGGGGGGGGTATGTTGTGCAGATTTCTGTATAATTATATGTATCACACTGGATATAAAAAAGGGGAAATTAGACAACCCCAGTTAAACAGTGTCTATAAAATATCAAGGAAGGGGTGTAGGAGAGTTTTTAAGGGGTGTAGAAGGCACGAACTATTCTTTTTGATACAAGGATACCACTTTGATGAGTTAAGCTGCTATACGTCTTATTTTAGCTATTGACAACAAAGGTTCAATGCTTCCGCATTTCACTGCGTAGTATATGTATTTAAATATATATATATATTAAGTACTATATATATATAATATATTATATAGGGTATCACAGTTATAAACTAAAGTCAATAATTAAGAGAAAAGAAAAACAATTGACAAAGATTAAAAGCTATGGTATAATTAAAGTATATCAAATGGATAATTCTAAATGAACCCAAAACCTAATGTAAATATTCTTGTAGATGAACTTTCATCCCCCCTTGCTCTCACGAAGAAAAAGACTCGTGTAGGTGGAACGCCAGCTAAACGCAGAGAGAATATGAAACGAGAGGAACAAGGATTAAAACCTTTGCCCCCTACTCCTGTTAATGCGAAGAGAGATTCAAATAGAATCCTTCCGGCAAGTAAAAAAGCAAGAAGTCAAGAAATATTAGCTGGTTTATTAAACAGCAAGGGTAAAGCGGTAATTCAGAAGATTTTGCAAAAAGCTCTTACTGATGGTGATGATGACCAAATGGCATGTTTGAAATTAGTAGCTGACAGAATAATCCCTGCTGATTACTTATCTAAAGCTGCTAACAAAGGTAATCAAATTAATATATCTATTACTGGAATTGGTCAAGCAGTTAGTGTTGACGAATCAGATATAATAGATGGTGAAATTATTGAGGATGAAGGGTAGATATGGCCGTAGGAGATTTTACTGCTTTTGGTGTTGTGGCCTCTCCTAATAATTGGGAATATAAGAAAAACCTTGGCAATTTAAACGTAAATGCTTTAGCTGATACACAAAGACAATCTTTGGTTGGTGATGTAAATTATCAAACTCCTGTTGGAACTGTTGGATATTCTGCAGGTTTAAACTCTCCTTCAGATATGTACTACAGGTACAATGGTGAGAATATCAATCTAGAAGCAAGACCTAACAGTGTAAGAGGAAGTTATCAAGATGGTAATTTATCTGCTGGAGGAAATATTAATCCTTATGGATATGATATGGGGTTAAATTTAAATATACCTATGGTAAATCCTAAAGACAGTGCTAGTCTAGGTGCCACATATAATTCATACGACAATACACCTGCTGTTCAAGCAAACTTACATAAACAATTATTTGAAAATGGTTTTATAGATGCTTCAGGTAATTTAACTCCTAAAGGTTATGAATTAAAACTAAGTGGTGGATTTAACTTTTAATGGCAGATTTAACCGTAAAGTTACATGCCAAGCAATTAGAAGTATTCAACGACACACACCGGTTTAAAATATTAGCTGCTGGTAGGCGGTTTGGTAAAAGTCGTTTAGCTGCTTGGATGCTAATAATTGAAGCACTGAAGAGTACAGAGAAAGATGTGTTCTATGTAGCTCCGACATACCAACAAGCAAAAGACATCTTGTGGGGATTGTTGAAAGAGATTGGGCATGATGTTATTGCCTCGGCACATGAGAATACCTCGGTTTTAACTCTTGTTAATGGTCGTAAGATTTATTTAAAGGGTGCAGATAGACCTGACACATTGCGTGGTGTTGGTTTAGCATTCCTTGTTGTAGATGAATATGCAGATATTAAACCCAATGTTTGGGAACAGATTTTAAGACCTGCTCTTTCAGATGTTCAGGGTGGTGCCGTATTTATTGGTACGCCTAAAGGCAGAAACCATTTCTACGAGCTGTTCAAATATGCAGAGAGTGGTAAAGATGATGAATGGACTTCCTTTCATTTTACCTCTTATGATAATCCACTTATCCCTGCCAAAGAGTTTGATAATGCTAAACAAAGTATGTCCTCTTTTGCTTTTAGGCAAGAGTTTATGGCATCATTTGAGGCAGCAAGTCGTGACTTGTTTAAAGAAGATTGGATTCATATAGATGAAGAAGAACCTGCTGAAGGTCGTTTCTTTATTGCTGTCGACTTAGCTGGGTTTATTAATGTTGATAGAGAATCAGGTAATAAGAATAAAAAGCTAGATGAATCAGCTATTGCTGTTGTTAAGGTTCATGAAGGTGGTTGGTGGGTTGCAGATATTATTCATGGCAGGTGGGATATTCAAGAAACATGTTCTCAAATAATGAGAGCTGTAATTAAGTATGCACCAGTAGCTGTTGGAATTGAAAAAGGGAGTTTAAAAAATGCTGCACATCCTTACCTTACAGACCTTATGCGTAGGAATAATCACTACTTCCGCATTGATGACGTTACACATGGTAACCAAAAGAAAACAGACCGTATCATGTGGGCACTCCAAGGAAGATTTGAAAATGAGAAAGTTACCTTAAATCAAGGTAGTTGGAATAATGAATTTATTGACCAGCTTGTAAACTTTCCTAACGCACAGCTTCATGATGACTTAATCGATGCACTAGCTTATATAGACCAAATTCAAATAGTAGAAAGTAGTTATAATTTTGAAGAAGAAGAATATCAACCAATGGATGCAATAACAGGATATTAAATATGCAAAATAAATTAGTAGAATGGGTAACCTCTTATACAGATGAATGGCGTTCCCATCGAGATGATAATTTTCTAGAAGACTGGAAAGAATATGAACGCCTATGGCGTGGTATTTGGGCAGCAGAAGATTTAACTCGTCAATCAGAACGCAGTCGTATAACTTCTCCTGCTCTACAACAAGCTATTGAAAACCACACTGCTGAAATTGAAGAAGCTATTTTTGGTCAAGGCGACCACTTCTTTGAAATTACTGACAATATGGGTGACGAAGACCCTAAAGATATAGAATATATCCAAAATTACATGAAGGAATGCTTTAAACGAAATAAAATTCGTAAAGCAGTTGGTGATGTAATTCTTCTTGCTTCTATCTATGGTACAGGTATTGGTGAAATTGTTACTAAAAAGGCAAAAGGTCTAAAACCTGCTGTTCGTCCATTAGATAACATTGATGCACAACAATTTGGTGTTGAAGAGATTGAGGAAATTAAGGTTGGCCTACGTCCAATTAACCCTCAAAACTTTATTATTGACCCAAATTCCACTTCTATTGATGAAGCTATGGGTGTTGCGATTGAAGAATTTGTATCTGCTCATACAATTGCTCAAAAAGTAAAAGAAGGTGTATATAAAGACACTGATATTGATGACGATGCCACTCCAAATAAAGACTTAGAAGCTTCTTGGATTGATGAAGAGTATAAAGATGATAAAATTCATGTAATCCGCTATTATGGGTTAGTTCCTCGTGATTTACTTGAATCTGATGGTGAAGATGAGATTGTAGACCTTCTTGGCGAATCCGAATCCGAGTTAATGGAGGAATATGGTGATTTAGTAGAAGCAATCGTCATTATTGGTAATGGAAAGCTGTTAAAAGCAGAGAAAAGTCCATATATGATGCAAGATAGACCTCTTGTTTCATACCAAGATGATAGTATTCCTAACCGTTTTTGGGGTCGTGGAATCGCTGAAAAAGGGTATAATATGCAAAAGGCAATCGATGCCCAGTTGCGTAGTCACCTAGATTCACTAGCTTTAACTGCTGTTCCAATGATGGCAATGGATGCTACACGCCTCCCACGAGGTAGTAAATTTGAAGTGAGGCCGGGAAAAACCATCTTGACAAACGGCAATCCTGCTGAAATCTTAATGCCATTTAAGTTTGGTACAACCGATGCTTCTAACATTGAAATTGCTAATAAATTTGAAGGTATGTTGCTACAAGCGACAGGCACTCTTGATTCACAAGCTATGCAAGCTTCTCCTGCTGGTGCCGGTGAAATGGCAATTACACTTTCATCTATAATTAAGAAAAATAAACGCACTCTTGTAAACTTCCAAGATAGTTTCTTAATACCATTCATTGAGAAAGCTGCTTATCGCTTCATGCAATTTGATGCAGAGAAATTTCCAGTAGCAGACTACTCCTTTGTTGCCTCAAGCTCGTTGGGCATGCTTGCTCGTGAAGTTGAGCAATTGCAGATGATTAACCTTATGAAGACACTCGGCCCCGATAGTCCAATTCTTCCAATCTTAATGCAAGGTGTAATTTCAAATAGCTCATTGCCAAATAAAGTGTCATTGATAGAACAAGTAACAAAATCAATGGAACCAAATCCACAAGCACAACAAATGCAAATGATGCAACAACAATTACAAGCTAGTTTAATTACTGCTCAAACAAATGATTTAAATACCAAAGCAGGTAAACAACAAGCTGAAGCTCAACAAATTGCTGTTGAAACCCAGTTTATACCCCAAGAAGTTCAAGCTAAATTAACTGCTGCTACAGCTACTAATCTTTCTGCTGGAAGTGCTGATGATAAAGAATTTGAACGCAGAGCTAAGGTATCAGAGCTTATGTTTAAAGAAAAAGAATTAGATTTAAAAGAAAAAGATATGATGCAGAAATTAGATATTGTCAAGATGCAAATGGAAAAACCATTGACAATTGAATAAACCTGTGATATAATGTATATATAATATAAGCTTATTATAACACAACTACTTTAGGAGTGCAATAGCTTGGATAGAGAATTACAGGATTACTACGAAAATCGATTTACCACAATGGCAACAACCGGTTGGCAGGATTTTATAGATGATGTTAAAGCTATTTTTGATAGCTACAATCAAATAAGTTCTACTGACAATTACGATGAGTTTCTTAAACGTAAAGGTCAACTAGACATCCTACAATGGGTGTTGTCATTAAAAGATGTTAGCACACAAGCATTTGAGGAACTTCAACTTGAAGAAACTATTTGAGTTTAAATGTTCCAAATGCGATGAAGTGTTTGAAGAATTAACAGAATACAAACAAGAAAGTTCATGCCCTCTTTGTGATTCTAAAGCTGATAAAATTATTAGCTCACCTAGAATTAACTTAGAGGGGTATTCAGGAAGCTTTCCAAGTGCGTCAGACGCTTGGGTTAAAAGGCATAAACTATCTGTACAAAGAGATTAATCTTGCCAAGAGATTAGTTCCTTTCCTATAATGCTTAAAGCACAGGAGAAATATTATGGCAAAAGTTTTAGATGACGTTTTAGAAAGTACTGAAGAAGCTGGTAATTTAGACGAAATTAATGCCCCCACAGAGGAGCAAGTCCAAAAACCAGTAGAAGAAGATTTACCCGAAAAGTACCGCAACAAGTCCGTTAAAGACATCATTGCAATGCACCAAGAAGCTGAAAAGTTTATTGGTAAGCAAGGTGGTGAGGTAGGTGACCTGCGTAGAGTGGTAGATGACTTTATTAAAACGCAAACAGCTAACAACTTAAAGACACAAGAAGTAGAAACTGATAGTACTGAAGATTTTTTCATTGAACCTAAGAATGCTGTAAATAAAGCAATCGAGAATCATCCAGCAGTTAAAGAGGCACAACAAGCAGCTTTGGTTATGAAGCAAAAACAGCTCCAAGACCAGCTTGCTAAAGATTTCCCCAATTTTGGTGAGATTGTTTCTGCTCCTGCATTTGCTGAATGGATTAAGGCATCTAAAGTTAGGACAGAGTTATATTTCCGTGCAGATAATAATTTCGATTATGATGCTGCTCAAGAACTCTTATCAACTTGGAATGAAAGACAATCAACAACTACTAGAGTAGCTGAAACTGCTAAATTAGACCGTGATGCTCAACTTAAAGCTGCGGACATTGGTAGTGGAAATGCTCAAGAATCTGTTTCCAAAAAGAAATATCGTCGAAGCGATATTATTAAACTCATGCAAACTGACCCTGAAGGTTATGAAGCTCGCGCACCTGAAATTATGCTTGCTTACCGAGAAGGTCGAGTAATTTAAACAATATAGAAAAGGATTTACAAAATGGCACTAGGTTCAAATCAAGTAACAACTACTACAGCAGCTTCATTCATTCCAGAAATTTGGAGTGATGAGATTGTTGCAGCTTACAAGAAATCTCTTGTTGCAGCTAATTTATTTAAAAAAATGTCATTCGTTGGTAAGAAAGGTGATACAGTTCATATCCCTTCACCATCTCGTGGTGCTGCATCACTAAAATCAGCAAACACTCAAGTAACTTTGATTGCTGCTACTGAAGGTGATGTAATTGTTTCAATCGATAAACACTATGAGTATTCTCGTGTAATTGAAGATATTGTTGAAGCACAAGCTTTGACTTCTCTTCGTCGTTTCTACACAGAAGATGCTGGTTATGCTTTGTCTAAACAAGTAGATAGTTCATTAATCCAACTAGGTCGTGGTTTTAACGGTGGTGATGGTACTGCTGCTTATACCGGTGCTTATAGTGGTGCTGATGGTACAACTGCTTACACTGGTACTGCTGGTGCAATTACCGATGCTGCTATTCGTCGTACAATTCAACGTCTTGATGACAATGATGTTCCAATGGAAGGTCGCTTTGTTTTAATTCCTCCTTCTGCTCGTAACACATTGATGGGTATCGCTCGTTACAGTGAGCAAGCATTTATTGGTGATGGTAACACAATCCGTAATGGTGAAATTGGTAACTTATATGGTATGCCTGTATATGTATCTAGCAATGCTGATACTGCTACTGATGGTGACCGTATTGTTCTAATTGGCCAAAAAGATGCTGCTGTTCTAGTAGAGCAACAAGGCGTTCGTTCACAAACTCAATACAAACAAGAATACTTAGGTAGCTTGTACACTGCAGATACTATCTACGGTGTTAAAGAGTTACGTGATGGTTCTGCTTTTGCTCTAGCTGTACCAGCATAAGTAGTTAGGTTTAAACCTCTTACCCACACGACTTGGGTAGGGGGTTTTTGCATAGTTATTTAAATATTTAAGGAGTAGCAATGGCAATTAATCGTGGAGCAGGAGGAAGTGGTGATGCCGTTGCAGATACCTCCAATACATCTATAGTAGCTGTAAATGCAGCAAATGCTGCTAATGCTAGTAAAATAGCTGCTGCTGCGAGTGCAGATTCTGCTTCAACAAGTGCTACGATTGCTACAACAAAGGCAAGTGAAGCTTCTACCTCTGCTTCTAATGCTGCTACTAGCGCAACTACAGCTACCACACAAGCTACTAATGCAGCTACTAGTGCAAGCAACGCTTTAACATCAGAAATTAATGCAGCAACATCAGAAGATAATGCTGCTAGTTATGCTTCTAGTGCTTCTGCTGATGCTTCTACTGCTACTACTCAAGCTGGTATAGCTACTACTAAAGCTAGTGAAGCTAGTACAAGTGCTTCTAATGCTAGTACTTCTGCTACTAATGCAGCTACTAGTGCTTTTACTGCTTCCACTCAAGCTTCTAATGCTGCATCAAGTGCATCAGCTTCTTCAAATAGTGCTACTAATGCTGCTACTAGTGCAACTACAGCAACTACTCAAGCAGGTATAGCAACTACTCAGGCATCCAATGCAGCATCAAGTGCTTTATCAGCTAGTGGTTCTGCTTCTACTGCTACTACACAAGCTGCTAATGCCTCTACTTATGCTTCTAATGCTAATACCTCTGCTACAAATGCAGATACTTCTGAAGCTAATGCTGCATCAAGTGCCAGTGCTGCTGCTTCATCTGCTACAGATGCTCAAACTGCTCAAACTGCTGCAGAGGCAGCTCAAACTGCTACTGAATCTATTTATGATAACTTCGATGATAGATATTTAGGAGCAAAGGCAGTAGCTCCTACTACAGATAATGACGGAGGTACACTTTTAGTAGGTGCTTTATACTTTGATACTGTATCTACAATAATGAAGATTTGGACAGGTAGTACTTGGTTAGCTGCCTTTGCTTCTTTATCAGGTGCTCTAATTGCAGCGAATAATCTATCAGATTTAGCAATTCCAGCTACTGCTAGAACTAACTTAGGTTTAGGTTCACTTGCTACTCAAAATGCTGATGATGTAAATATTACTGGTGGTAACATAACCAATGTAGACCTCATTGATACTATTAGTTTAGATGTATCAGGTGATGTACAAATTGATGGTAACTTAACTGTAGGTGGAACTGTTACTACAGTAAATACAACAACACTAGCTGTT